CTCGTTGGCACGAGCATGCGAACTTTTACTTTTTCCATTTACTGAGCGTCCACATTCAAATAAACGTCAACCCGACTTCCGTTAAGAGTGCTGTTCAACTTGATTGTGTTGCTCTCAATCAAAGATGCAGAAATCGTTATAGTCGGCGCCGTACCCTCTTTAACGTTGTTGAGATAAGTATCGGTAATAGTATTCCGGGATAAAGTGTAGGGTAATCCTAACTTCTCGCCGAAGCCTACGGTAACTTTATCATCAACTACTCCGGAAGTTCCGTTTGTGGAAGAACCAACTGTAACCGAAGTAGTGTCGGTATCAGTAAATGTTAGAGTTAATGTTGCATCGTTCGCTAAATCGGTTGTTGCCGTTAAAGTAATTGTATCAGTCACACTCGATGCAATAAAATGAGCGCTTACATCCGCATCAAGATTTAACGCAACAACAATTTTGGCTGCAACCTGATTAACTGTGTCGCTTGTTGCAACCGCTACAACAACATCTTTCGGTGATGCTATTCCCAATGCAGTGCTCGTTACATGCATTGTTATATTGCCGCCGGAAGTACAGGCATGAGTAACCTGCAATGTCTCGGTTTGTTTGCCGCCGGTGTGAACTTTAACTGGCAGTACAACTGAAGTAACGGTTTTGAAAGCAGAATTACCAAGTACGCTAGCCGTACCATTCAAGGCAACTGTTTCGGAAATGGCTTCATCTTTAAAATTTGTACCGTGAATAACAACATTGCCCGTTATGCCTGAAAGGTTTCCGGTTATGGAAATATTTTTAGGATAAACTGGACTTGTTATTCCGGAAGTAATCGTTTGCGCGATTCCAGTTAAGGCTGTTGCCGCTAAAACACCTACCGGATCTGAGACTAATGCATCTAATGCTGGTATCACTAAATGACCGGTTTCAACATTGTAGATCGAAACATTATTAGCGTTAGACTGCAATCGCTGCCCGATAAACGGATTTTCAGGATATAAAGACATTTAAACCTCCAAAAAATTATTTTAAGAAAGCCGGTGATTAAACCGGCTTATATAAATTCATATTAGTATTAAGCGGTTTTCAAAATACCGAATGGGTATCTCTTAGCCGGATCCGACTGAGCCAGATTAATCGGGTTTGGAATCTGCCACGCAAGGCGTAAGGTCACAACAAGAGCAATCATGTTCTGCTGAGCGAGATTGTAGATGATAACGCCGCCGTTATCCTGAATAACCGCTTCAGTTAAAATCTTGAATTGAATATCAGAACGAATTGAAAAGACTGCTTGAGAGAAAGCACCGGAAATTAATTTCACTTTCGATCCGTTCAAGAAACCATTAAGAGGAAAACTTAACGGTGAACCATCGAGTGTGTAATTATTCGGAGATTGCATATTTGCTGAAAAGATGGGAACGCCGTCAGCACTTCTTAAACCGCGCAATCTTGACTTCATGTCCAGGCTTGCAATATGACCGTCAACAAAATAGCCGTCCTGTTCTATTGTTCCACAAACACCGTCTTCACCAAGGATATCATCATAAAGGTCGGTACCGGTTCCGATTGTAACAACATTGCCTGCAGCTGTAGCGCCGGTTAAAATTGGAGTTGGCCAGGTTGAAGGTTTATTTGTTCCAAGTGCAATCGCTTGATCAACAGCGATACCAATTGCTTCACCGATTCGAGGTCTAACTTCACCCCAGATGTCATAATCGGCATCATCTAAAACTACCTGCGGAATTGGTATGATACAGTCAATTGGTTCAGCATTCAAATATTTATTTTCCCATGCAACTTTGGAGGTTTGCATTAAACCTGTATCGCCATCACGGAAAAAAGCAGTTGGAAGGGCAGCAAGAACCGGCATTCTTTCTTGCTTCCGGGACATGTTTGAAAGTTTTCTCATTCGAGAAAGGAATGCAGAATTTTGAATTGCATTCTGGAAAATTTCCGGGTAAACTTCTTCCGGAATAAGCGCACCGGCGTCGGCACGGGCAATTAAGGAATCATAAGCAGACATGTAAACACCTCATAATTAATAAATTGTTATTAAACTTTTTTTTATGCTTGTGTTCCACCACGAATAAATGAATTCATATCATATTTCTTTTTCTGATGATTTTTATCCGGGGGCGTTATACCGTTATTCTTAAAAATTTCCTGAACCTTTTTATCAATAATGGAATTAATGGCTGTTAAAACTTTTGTATAATTAGCTGTCGTTGTAGTTTCATCATCGGCAATTAAAAAATCAAGTAACTCGACCGGGAGAGAATCAGCTTTAGCTTTCGATATTAAGGAGTCTTTCATCTTACCCTTTGATATTTCTTTTTGAAGGGTTTGATTATCCTGTTCAATTTTTCTTATTCGTTTTTGCTCTTCCGTTTCTCCTGGATGTCTTTTTGTTACTTCTTCATCGATTAGTTTCGGAAGAGAAGTTTTCTTGAAACTTTCCAACCCTTTAGCATGATAACTATCTAGCTGAGGCTGCAATAACTTCTTACCATCATCAGTACTGAGAAATGCAGTGACGCTTTCCGGAGTAATAAATCCTTTAATGAAATTCTGTACATCCGGATTAGTTTTATTTGCTTCGATAAATCCCGTTACATCCTTAATTTCCATTTTGAAACCCCTATTGATGTGACCGTCCTGTTCATTTAAGACCAGTGCGTTCTGATTCGGAGACCATGAAGTTCTTTTTTCTTAAGACCTTCGTGTTCTATATGTTTTTCTTGGGAGTTAAATTATTGTGCGGATTTAATAAAGTCTTGCACGAAAGTTTAGAAAAATAAAAAATCTTATTGTGGCAATTTTACTCGATATGCGGCTGTACAATGACAAAAAATATCATGATCTGGATGTCCAGAAAGTCTTGGGCCTTTAGTTGTAACCGCGGGAAGTTTGCCAGCTGCCGGTAAATGAAATAGCCCATCTTTGTCGGCTGCTTGATCGTTCATATCTTCATGTGATATTCGAGGCTCTTTCACACCGGCAGAATGCATCCAATATCTTTCACCTATTAGTCCAAGTTCTTTAGCGGCTTCGTCCGTTGCATTAAAAGATTCATATCTTCCTTCACTTGTTGCTCTTCCGGTTTCAGTGGAAACAATCCGGAAAGCTTTGAAAGCTCCGATACTCATTTTATCGTTAACTGCTTTAGCCGTTTCGACATATCCTTTACCCTGGATTAATCCCTGTGTGATTTCGTCACGAATATTTCTTGTTAATTCCATAATGTTCGCACGCGAACGATTCGGCCAACCAATTTTATCTAAAGGATTTTTAACAATTGCTTCAATTGCTTTTTCTGGAAGAGATCCAAAATTCAAAGATGTTTCTAACCCAGTTGAAATTGCCCAGTTGGTTTTTTCATAACTCTCAACATAAAAGGATTGAATTGATTGTTTGGTTAATTCCGCATCTTTGATTTTCAGTTTAGCAATTTCAGATTTTATCTGTTGAATAAGATTTTTTAATCGACCTTGTTTAACTGCGTCCGGATAATAATTTTTTGGATCACTGCCTGCAAGATTGCCGTAGAGTTTAGCGAGAACTAGCTGAACTCTATCAAGCGAGATTTTATAATTCCGGAGAATATCATCATTGATATTCATGAGCAATCTTTCCTGAATCCTATCTGCTTCGGAAAGAAGTTTTAGAATTTGTTCGTTTGATAAGGCAATATTATTTTCTGTTCTCATAATTTTTGTTCTTTAATCCAGAACTTTATAACTCCAAGCCGTGAATAGAAATCACCTCTACCGTCAATAACTCGAACAGTACCAATCTCTTCACATACATGTCTTACTGCAAATATTTGAACACTATCAAAATGAGGAGCTAATTCATCCAAACATTTCTTAACTCTTTGTTGTAATAGATTGTTCTCTATTTCAATTTGATCTTCCGTCATTGTCATGCACCAACTTGATTATCATCATTTAATAATTGGACTGTATTCAAGTCGACCGGATTTTCTAGTGCAAATCTCTTAGCTAAATTTTTTGGATCTTTTACGAAGGAAAGAAGTGTGTAAATATCTTCGATTGGCATTTTACCAAATCCAGTTGTTAGAACATTCATTTCATATAATAAATCAACTGGCAGTTTGCGAGTAAAAGTAAACTGTATGAGTTTATAGTCAATCTTCAAACTTTTTTTATTCCAAGCACTGCAGAGAATTTTATATTGTGTTCTCAATCCTTTCGTGAAAAATTGTTCTATTACAATCCCTTCGAAAATTAATTTCAATAATCTCCATTTTCGGGATTCACCGCTTTCCGGTCCGCCGCCAACAAACTTTTCATTTGTCATATCAACGGTTTTTGAAAAACGATAGATATTTTGCTCTAATGTTTTAAGCCCTTTCTCAATAAAATCCGGATTTATGTCTTTTGTTAACCACGTGAGAGAGGAATCGCTATCCGGCAAATTAACCATTCCGGACTTCTTTGCTTTAATCCTTTCTTCCTCGTCCATCGCCCCACCGGTTGCAACCAATAGCGCTGCTCTAAACTCTGTTATTTCATTTATCCAGTCTGACAACGCTTGATCATAAGCATCAATATCTGAGGTTACTTTGTGAAATGCGCTTTGTTCTCTTGGGTTTGGTTTGAACTTTATAACGGGCACAAAATCAAATAAATGAGGAGTTGGATTTTTAGGAGTTGTAATATCTCCATGTTCAAGAACTTCACCTGTTTCCAGAATGAATTTGCCACCATCCTTTATAAAATAACTTACATTTGCTTTATCATACCATTCAACACGAATTGATTTCTTTGCTTTGCCGGTTTTCGGGTCAACAATTATCCAATCATAAAAAATCATAGCATAATCAATTTCTTCAGTTGAATCATTTTGGAAAAATATTGTTTGCCATGGTTTTGTATTCATTATTTTAAGAATTCCAGTGCCGGCTTCGACGTATAGAACACGAGATCCATATCCGCAAGCAAGCATATACTCAGCGAGTTCTGTATCGAGTGCTTCAAGGCTATTCTCAGCAACAAAATCTTTAATAACGTTATTTGCTGATTCTTCCGGATGTATGGTTTTTATTTTTTCTCCAAAAACAAAACCTTTGAACTCATCAACAATGTCCCCGGCAAAATCGTTATTTAATTTTAGATTAGATGACATTGCAAAAGAAGAATCAGGTCTACTTCGAATAGGAACCTGGTCGGTTGTATATCGATCCCAATTAGATTTTAATTTAATGCCGGTACTTTTGAATGCCTCAATTGAATCGGTTATAATTTTACTCATGATCTTTTCTCCTTGGAGATTGATCATGTTAATTATATCCTGACCACTATAAATAAAAACTTCATCTGTCATTTTATTACTCCATTTATAATTAAAATCTTTTCCCGGCCATGATTTTTCTAACCGACTTTCCTGAACGCATCCAATTCCAATAAATAACCGCATCACCTTTGTTGGGCGAATGCGTTAATCGTTTTTTAATTTCTTCTTTTGATTCAATCACGATCTTTCCGTTTTTACTTTCCCATTCCGGCGTAATCAAATCAGCAATTAATTCAGGATCATCAGGAAGTGTTATAATACCGTTTCGAAGATCTTCTCTACATTGCCAATACATTTGAGATCTTAGATTCTTAAACTCTTCCTCTTTTTTGTCTGAATTGTTTTCAAGTCTAATTTTTACCGGAGCATCAGCGCCACCTAAAGCAATAATTCTTTTTCCCATTTCTTTAAGTGCGTTTACAGTACCGGCACCAACGCCAACACTATCAATTCCAACATCATCAGGAGATATTTTTTCATCAATCATAATCTGATAAACGTCTCTTTTACCTAACTGATTTGCATCCGGACATTGAAAATCTTCAACTTTTATTAAATGAATTCCTTTCCCTTTTGCGATTGCTGCTCTATCTCCAGCCTCTGAATTCGCGACATCAACGCCAAGGCATTTTCTTCCTAATATTATCGATTCATCAATATTGCCATTATCATCACGGATTAATTTACCTCTCTCAATTGCAGCTTGCACCCATACCAATTTTATTAAAGCACTAATTGATTGTCCTGGAGAAATTCCTTTAGCCCTAGATAAATATAAAGCACCCTGTTCTCCTCCATATCTTAGTTTCTTATCGTCTAATCCATCTTGTGTAACAGCTCCAGGAATAAATGAAGGATTTTTCAAAACAACGTTCGGATGATCATAGCCGGATATTCTAATTGCCGTTACATTCGGAAGCGCACAAAATTTATGAAGATTGTCTAATTGATGATCGGGATTTCCAAAACATAAAATTATATTATGAGGCGCATCTGATGTATTTTGAAATGCTTCTAAAATTGGAGTTGGTACGCCCGGGGTTTCCTCTGTAATAATAAGCATGTGTTCGGCGTGGAAACCTTGTGCTTTTGTTGCGGATTCCTCGTTGGCAACTATGCCGGCAACGAAACCAACCGCCTGCCAATCTGTTAGTTTTGGATCATCATGCATATTCAATCTGAGTGTTGTTAAAACGCCTTTAGGATAAGTTTGATACATGACTCCTATTTCTTTCCAGATGTGCAATTTCAATTGAGGTTCTTTAGGAGCTGTCGTAATAACAATACTGTTTTTGAAACATTCTAAAAACCAGATAACGATACCGGCGCCTATTTTTGTTTTCCCTGTGCCGGTTGCAGATTCAACACCAATTCTTTTTATGCCGACAGCTAAACAATCCAGAAGCGTCTTAAGTGGATTTATTGTTCCGTCCCATTTATGATCTTTATATTCGGGAAGTAAATACCAGTCCAGGGTTTCGGCTTTAAAGCCCAATCGTTCAACTAAAAATTCAAAGGGATGAGTTTGATAAAAGAGATTTTGAGATTCAAAATTTTCAAATCTTTCTTTTTTCCGAATTCTTGACTCAATCTCTGCTGCAGCTGCTATTTGCATTTTAGTTGGCATTAAATTTTAGTGATTTTGGATCGAGTAACACATCTTCAACTGAATCTCCTCTTTTCAACCTTTCAAGTCCATAATCAGTAAATAAACTCATATCGATATTTTTACTGGTTATCTCTTTTGGCTTCTCCTCAACAGCATATAATCCATAAACTTTATTTCGTTCCTTAATAACTTCAAGAGCTCGTTTATAATCCGGATTCTTACCATTTTTCGTTTTACTCAATAAAAATTCCAAGTCTCGGATAGATTTTATAAACGCTTCTTCTTTTTTTAATCTCCCAATTTTTCTTATTTCTTTTTTTGCTTCAGCGATATATCTTTCAGCGGTCCGAATACTGCATTTTATTTGTTCTGCTACAATTTTACTAAGTTCTTTACTACGCTTTGAATGCAAATAACGATCATTTTCAAACATGATATTAACAACCGCATCCACGCACATGTAAAATTTTTTAGTATGTTCGTCTTCTATCGCTGGCATTATTTTCTAATCTCAAAGAATAAATCGTTTGCTTTAATAGTGTTCTCCAGCTTATCGCCTTTGAATTTTCGAGTAAATTGATCTCCTTTCCCGATTTTATAGTCGAACACTTCCTTAACTTTTAAGTTAAGTTTCTCGCATATTTCATTAACAATCTTATCAAATCTGATCTGGCTGCCGGAAAGATTCAGTTCAACTTCTTCTAAATTTATGTTTGGTATGATCAACGATGTTTTTAGATTTTCAATCTTGAGTTCGAACCCGGGTTCAAGGATATAACTAATCAATCCCTCTTTTGTTATGTTGCCATATTCAGAATTTAATGCGAGTAACTTTTCTTTTGCCTGAATTCTATTTTTTGCATCAATGAAACAACATGGAAGAGAAGTATTTACTATCCCGTCTTTTTGTTTGAACCTCCAGCCTTCAGAAACTAATTCTTTACTTACGAAGTCCCGACCATGACCGTCAAGAGTAAAATAATCCTTTCCATCTTTCCAAACGAATACTGGAAATGAGAATCCGTATTTAATTATCGAACTTCGAAGTCCATAGAGCTGCTCTCGTGTACGAGTTTTAAGATTACCCTGAATAGGAATAAATAAATTAACATCAATAAGTTCGGCGCCATTGCAGGTAATTGGGATTATTTTTTTCGTCATTTCTTCGCCGCATAGATAATATTTTTCACAGTATCCGGAGTTATGCTTTCAAATTCATTCGAAATTGTTATAAAGGCCTCTTCGACCTTGATTCCTTCACCGATATGCAATTGATTGAAACGGCGTCTTATCATAAAATTTCTCACACTGCCTTTATTTATTTCACCGGCTTCAATCAGCATTTCGATAAGCCGTTCCCTGGAATCTTTATTACAAAGGATCTTTTCGAACAAGATTTCCGGTTCCGCAGAAAGTAAAAGATCGATTATTGTTTCTTGGATAGTCATATCCGAAAAATCCTCATTGAATAATATTAAGTCTTGAGATTAGTTCTTTGCACGAAAGTTTAGAAAAGTCATTCTTTAGCAAATCTCAGAATTTCTGTATAAGCGTCATTAAATAATTTTCTAATTCGTTTTGAAAATGGACTTTTTGAATTTTCTTGACATGCTTTACAAATCATTCTTCGCTTGTGACCGTAAAAGAGCAATTTACAAAGGATGCATATATGTTGATAACAACCATTCTCGTGAAACATCATTTCTTCGGCAAAATCTCTTTCTGTTATTAAATTATTATCCCGAAGTTCCTTTGCAAACCAATTTATTTTGTTGGGATTTCTATAACACTCTTCATTCGGGTGGGTTGTCATAGCCCCACAAAATTTACATTCATGTTCTGATATCGCCATCGATGACTCCTTTGTCTTTTCGGTTGTAAATTATGCGTGCAATTATGCACTGATTTTATGCGTGACGTCATTTTATGCCAATTTTCAGTTTTCCTGAGTTAATTGTTTAAATCCAGTCCCTTTTGCTTTCTCAAAAAAAGTTTGTTCGTTTTTGTAATCATAAGCGTAAGGAAGAAACACCTCAAGCAGTTCAACCTGTTTTATCTGAATCATACTTACCTGAATCGCAACCCAATCAAAAAGAAGCTTCCAGGCAGTCCGTTCAGCTTGCAGTTTCAAATTGTCCTTTACGCTTTGCCGATGAATTGAACGAGGTGATCTATTCTTTTCCATCATTTTGAAGCATTGATCAACCTTACTCGGTAATTTGAAAACGACAGGCATTTGCTGTTCTGTCATTATTTGGAATACCATCCCAGTCACCTTATTGGATTCAATGGTTTTGCTTATGTTAAGTGCTCCGGCATCCATCAATAATTTTTCAATCATCATTATCGAACGTTCAACCGGCACGCTCGAGGTGTAATTTTTTAAGTTCATTTCTTCACCGTCTTTTTAGATTTTGGTTTTACTTCTTTTACGTTTTTCTTTTCCCTCTCCGCAACTCTCTTTTTCGCTTCATTGAGATCGGCGAATTCTTGGGTTCTTTCAGTTTGTCGTTTATGTACCAATGGAGCGTGTAAATTGGGGATGTTGATTGAATATTCCTTAGCTATCTGAATCAGTCTATCATCCTGAGTTTTTGTGATATTAACATCATTTTTCATATAAAGATCGAGAGAATAATAGGCAATTGAACATTTAATCAGCTGAAGTAAATCTGATTCTGTTTTTATTTGATCAAGCAATTTCTTTAGATCTTTGTCGTCAACTTTCCATGCATCGAGATTGTCAGTTTCAAGACTTTCAGTTCCTTTGATATCAATTCCGTAATAGCGAAAGATTAAAAGATTGTTGTATTTTAGATTGAAAAGAATTGTTTTGACGGCTTTTTTAATAATTGTCGGCGAAATAGATTTCTGTGTTTCTATAATATCCTTTACTATTAATTTCCGGACTTCAATTTTATCCAGATTGTCTTCTTTGACAAAACGTTCCTTCATCCTGCGTTCACGCATTTCAATAGGTGTTTCATCCGCTGGAATATCTTTATTTCTTGAACTGGGAGAAGAATTCTTTTTCTCTTTGGGCTTTTCGGATAAATAAACTTCCTCACCTATTTGATGTTTCGGCTGATAACGTTCTTTCTCAATAAAAATTCCAACGCCAATACACCCGTCTTTTTTCTTTTCTGATATGCTGAAATCACATGAAGCGGTTGCTTCAAGATTATTAACTTTTTTCTTGTGGTCGCCGTAAACATAATCTTCTTCATAAAGCAGTGTCACATTTTCACCGGCTTTTTTTAATTCTTTAACCCGGGCTGTAATGTGCTTGAAAGTTTTTTCCTGAAAACAGGATCCTTTTGTGCAAAAGCTTTCGTCCGTTATGTCGGAGAACAATACAGTGTTGCAACCGGTATTGAATTTGCAATCAAGACATGAACCCATTTTCGGATTGAGCGATTTATCCTTAAGATCAAAACTCGCTGAATTGATAGGGATATAAATTCTATCGGCAATTACTTCCTTCAATTCCTTAACGCTTGATATCTGCTGCAGATTGCCTTTGTTATCAAAATTCAGAACATCATGATTCTGTAATTCTTTTTGTTCCTCTTCCGGAAGTTTCGCGATAATCAAAGCTTGAGCAACCGGCAGAGATCCTTCATCAAGGCATTTCTGTAATTTCTTTTCAAGTGATATCAGCTGCATCCGGGAGGAAACATAATTTTCTGATTTGCCTACGACTTCCGAGACCCTCTGAATTGTTTTGTGATATTTTAAAAGTTTACGATAAGCGTTACATTCTTCCATAGGAGAAAGATCTTTACGGTGAATATTTTCCGCCAGCTGGATCGCTTCAACTTCTTCGTCGGTATATTCACGAACAATACATTTAACTTCTCTCAATTCCGGCTTTACTTGCGCCGCTATTTTACATGCTCTGAATCTTCTTTCGCCGGTAACAATTTCCCACCAGATTGATTTATCCGGATTCGTAATTGTTGTAACTAAACGAATGGTTATCGGTTGAATCAGTCCATTCTCCGCAATGCTTTTGGAGAGCTCTGCAATCTCATCCGGATTGAAGTTCTTTCTCGCATTCACGGGAGAAGAATGTAGTTGATCAATTGGAATTAGTGTAATCTGATCTTCTGTTTTAATTTTGTTCGTCATGTTGCGCCTGCCTTTTTAGTTTGTTGAAAATAATTTTTGTAAATCTTCCACTACTTTGTATTCGCCATTTTTCATTTCTATATCCTTGATCGTATATCTAAGGACTTTCCAGCCGAGTAGTACTGCCTCCCGATATTTTTCACAATTGGATGCGTAAATGATCCCCCGGTTGTGACCGCCACTTATAAATATTCCCCCTTCAAATTCGATCGCTACTTTCTGATTAGGAAGGGCGAAATCAAACCGCCATTTCCGGACCGGGTGAAACCTGAATTCACGCTGGAAAACATATCCTGCAACCCGGAGAGCTACAGCGATTCGATCTTCCGAAGCTTTGTTCAATTTTCAATCTCTGCTAATTCAACCTTTTTTACTTCCGGGACTTCCGGCAATTTTGGTTTCAGGGATTCTTCATAATCTGGTCGCACAAGTTCAATTGTTGCATTAACCGCTAAAGCAAACAAATTGCTATTATAAATTGCTCCATTGGTTTGTATGAAATGCACAAAGGCGTTGATTATCTGGAAAGATACTTTATCATAATTGAGTTTGGAGGAACTCATTAGCTCAACAATATATTTGCAAACCGGAAAATCTTTATGTTTTTCATTAAGCAGATTAAAATTGACCGTGATTTTATCAAAGATTATTTTATTCTTTCTTACAAAGATTGTGAATATTCCCTGGCGTTCATTGATAATTCTTGTCCTATGATCCCCTTCAACTCCGATAGCCCATGAATCTGTATTGAGATTAACCGCTTCGCCGATATCATTGAAATAATAGGTGTTATTCAAAAAGGCTTTTTTATTAAGAATTTGATGAAGTGGTTTTATGAATTCGTTAAGTTTTGCATTAATAAACCCAACAGCTTTAGTTATAACAAAACAAGATCCGACAAGCAAAGAAACCAAAGTAAGTGCAATGACGATTTGAACGTATAACATTTTATTCCTCCTCTTCTTTTTCAAAAAATGATTTAATTGGTTCTGATTTTGGCTTTCTGAAATAATCTGGATTAAGACACGTTACAAAATGAGAGATATGTCTCTTAGGGTTGAAAGCGATTGTGTAACCGCTATCAAGTTCATGCTTATCCGCATCACTTAAGGATTCCGGATTAACAGGTATATAATTATTTTTTGATGTCCGGAGGTAAACGAAAGAAGCCGGGCATTTTCTGCATTTAACTAATTGCATGATCCCTCGTAAATAAATCTTGTGTTTCCGCTTTTTTTGAAAACTTCTTTATCCTGATTTCATCTATGAACAAACGCTTCTTCCGGAGAGCATTTTCTTTTTGGTATAAATAATTTTCACCCTCAAAGTATTCCTCTTCGCTTTGAGGTATCCAGTAACCATTGTCTCCGGAGAGAATCACAAACTCTTTATAAATTTTCTGTTCTTCAATGATTTCATTTACAATCTGATTTAACCGGCGCTGGAAGGTCTTGAGTGTATTTCCGGCTTCCAGATCTTTCCCGTTTTCGCGGAGCGCGGTGTATTTTTGATAATCTCCATAGCGTTCAAAGAAGAAAAGTGAATCAAGGTGTTTATTCCCATTACTGAAATTTTTCAGATTGAAAACGACTTTCTCTTTATCGATCATATCAGAACCTTAGCCCTTTTCGTTTTTTATCAATATGTGTTGGGACGGATTCATAATTTTTCCCTTGCCACATCCGTTCATAAATTGATTCAACGTAGGATCTTTGACCGGGCGTTAAATCACCCGGCTCTTTACTCATATCAAAAGCAGCCGAATAAAATTCACGACCTTTTTTAATGTTGTCGAATGCAGATTTATTCGCTAAAATTATTTTCAACATTTCCCGAGAGGAGTTTTCAGCCTCCCTGGCGTCGTTCATAAATCTGCAATCGGTAACTCTATCTAAAGCCATTTTTATTTTTATTCCTTGTCTTGAAATCGATCAGCGTTTTCGGGTATTTCATATTCGGTTTGTTCTTGATCAAGTTGAATGTTGAATACTTCCGCAATTATAGGTTCAAAAACAAACCACATAACGTCATCGTTACATGGATACATACCAATATGTTTGCCTTTTCCACTTTCTTTTAGTTTTTGAAATTCTTCCTCTGTCATCAAAAGAAAAAGATGGTTCTCGACATCCTTAAATTGCTCTTCAGTAAAATCTTTATTCAGTTCTTCCGGATTATCAACTAATTCATCTTTTGTTTGTTCAAAAGATGTTGCGATAAACATTGTTGTTTCGTTTGGATCGGAAGAGGGTTCAGAAAAATCAACAGGATTAAATCCGAACATTTTTGTATAAAATTCTGAATCTCTTATTTGCTCGTCTTCCTGATTGAAAAGATCCGGTTGATCAATAGCTTTTACTTCATATTCGGACATATCCTCAACCCGAGCGATTGAATCATCATCAAGCCGCCAAATAGTTTTCTTCCCTTTTTCGGGAGTATTAAATCCAACAATGCAATCAATTTCTTTTTGGATTGTATTATCTTCGAATTGTTTTGCAAGTCCGTATAATTCGCTTTTAAGGTATTTTGTCTCATCGCCGTATTTTTTAGCAATAGCAGATTTTGCGGATTCCTTTGAATTAATCAGAAGTTCAATTCTACTCATCGACTCGCCGATCTTTGCTTTGTCTTCCTGGCTTAATCCAACCGGCAGCCAGAGTTTTAATTCTTTTTGTAATGTCATGTTGTTATCTCCATTTGTTTTATGAGTTTACCTATCTCAGTAAATGAGTTTTCGTTTTTAATTTTTACTTCTTCGTAGCATTTGCGCGAACAGACATCAAACATGCGGCGTGAATCATCGCCCATTTTCATAATACCAGGTTTACCACAATCATTAGCACACATAATTGTTTTTTTAAATTCAGCTGGTCTAAAGGTTCTATTTTCGGTTTTTTTGAGAAAATCAGGTTTGTTCTTTTCGCGGTCTTTTTCCTGTGTGCGGGCTTTAATAATCCATTGCTCTGCTTTTAGTTGCCAATCACGACCGGTTTTTATTCTGCGGGTTGGATAGCCGTCCGGATTAGTTACGTGCCATTTCTTTTGTTCGTATTCATTCCAAAAATTTAAGGCTTCGTCCGAAGATCGGTTATTTTGGATAAAGAACTCTTTTACGGCTCCATAGGTTGGTCCGCCTGATTGAGATTTCCTTTCATCGACAGGTTCCAGGGTTGTTTCTTTAGGATTGGTTTCTCTCAGACTCTCTTCCTTATATACTTCAGTTTCATTTTCAATTTCATTTTCAGTGTTTTGCTTATCCGTTTGCTTGTCGTTTTGCTTAAGCAAATTTTTGATTTTATTCTGATTTCCGCCTATTTGCCCAACTTCTTTTCTGATGGCTCTGATTTGAGCATCTTTAATCATCCGTCTGCAAAAAATTGCGCCATCCAAATCACGTAGCGAAAATATTTTTTTGCTTTCCATTTGCTTGAGGTTTTGCTTAAGCAAATCTTCCGACATTCCTACCATCCTGCCTAGTTCTTCAGTTGTAAAAGGTTTCCCGGAAGCATCAACAAGAACTCCACGTTCATTACTTTCCCACATAAAGAAAAGCATATCAATCCAGATTCCTCTTTGTTCAACCGTTAGCGATCTGACGTCACCTGCCTTGAACCAATCGCCGGTATAAAAAGGCATTGCCGGGAGATCATCTTTTTTCTTAGCCATAGTCTTTTAATTGATTACTTTAAGAGTGATTTTATTATTCTCAATTTCAGCAATGAATTGAGATCCGATTTTAAACCCGATATTGTTCAGCCATTTCCCTTGAAGTCGGATATATGGATTTGAATTAAAATCACTATTCATTAAATAACCGACTTTTCGAGTAGGATTTTTTTTTGTGTTCCATAATTGAACTCATCTTTCTCATTTATAAATTGCCGCCGACTGAAATTAATCGGCGGTTAAATAGATATAATAATTATTACTTAGTTTCTTCTGTTGTTTCCGGTTCGAAAATTTCTTCTTTCACGTACTGAAGCGCATAGCCGTTTCTTTCAACTGCTTTCAGACAAACCGCTTCCGATTGATCTTTCACGTACTGAAGCGCATAGCCGTCAGTTTCAACTGCTTTCAGACAAACCGCTTCCGATTGATCTTTCACGTACTGAAGCGCACAGCCGTTTCTTTCAACTGCTTTCAGACAAACCGCTTCCGATTGATCTTTCACGTACTGAAGCGCACAGCCGTCAGTTTCAACTGCTTTCAGACAAACCGCTTCCGATTGATCTTTCACGTACTGAAGCGCATAGCCGTTTCTTTCAACTGCTTTCAGACATTCGTCAGAATTTTTTGGATCAAATCCGATTTGCATTCTTATTGAATGTTCAAAAGAAATATTGATTTTCAGTTTCTCTAAAAATTGTTTGTAAGTCATGTTGCTACTCCTTATGGTTTGTGAATAATTATTTAACTTTTTGCTCCTGGGTTGTTAAAGCGTTTTCAATCGATTCAAAATCTCTTCCACCAAATGCCTGCAGCCGTTGTTTGTTTTCTTTTTTAAACTTTGTTAAAGCTTGGGCAAATTTTATTGCCTCAATGCCGGCAATAACACTGATAGGTTGGTCCCAATTAATTGATATTAATTCTTTCTTTTCTTCTTTATCGATTTCAACCTTTTCTACTTCCGGAGTGCCGGTTTGCTTTGGAGATTCCGGCGGTTTTTTATCCTCGGGTTCTATATGCTTATCTTCTTTCTCAATCGGGAAAATAGAATCAATGGTTTCGAACCCGTCTTCTATGGATCTCAATGCACCCATAAGGAGAACCAATTTTTCGATATCCCAGGAATGTTTTTTGCCGAACGCGGTTTCAATTCTTTCTTCCGGAATGCCAAGCGCCAAAGCTTTACTGACTATTTTTTCAGTCGCCTTAGGGATTCCCATCTTTTCAAGTTTTCCCTTAACATTATCCTTTGCCTTAACCATAACCTTTGTAGCTAACCATTTCGGAATGGCGTTAAGCACGACGTTACGAGTCGCCTTGGATGTGCCTATTTGGAAGATGATGTCTTTTCCACGTTCGCCGGTGTAGATGTCAGCTCCGTTTTTTTTCTTTGGAGATTGTTTATTCTGACGGAATGGACGGACGAGATTAAACCCAGTTTCAAGATCAATGAATGCAGCGTAAATTAAATATGATGTTGGAGTTTCCTGAATTCGTATATCAATCGCGCAATTGCCCCAATTACGTGCAATTGCCTGAGCAGCTCCGACCGTTAATCCTTCAACTATTTCTGTGCCCTGTCTCCAGCTATAATAGAATTCGTCACCGGCAATAGCAGCTTCTTCTTCGCATTTGAGAATAACTACCTGAAGCTTTCTTGGTTTCTGAATCTGGATGGCTGCGGAGTAATCCGTTTTTGTCTGCATTAGATTATTGCCACCCATTATTGTTTCATTCGAAGCGCTGTTAATTTCGCTCATTCCTTCTATTTCTAAATTTTCCATAAAACTTTTTCTCCTTTTAATTTTTAACTATTCCGCCGAATTTGATTTCACATTCAGCGTAAAATTTGCAATATCGTTTTGAGCAAAGGAAAGAATTTCTGTTAGGTATAAAAACCCCTTTCGTAATTGCATCCCCTACAGTTTGAAAAATGCTTAAGAAATGTTCCCGGTCAATTGCAACGGAAATGTGTCGAATAGAAGCGGTATCTCTTTTAAGAAAATCAATTCTTGCGCCCGATACTTTTCTCCCGGTCGCTTCCTCAAGTATTGCATAAGCTGATAATTGACGTTGATAGCCAAGGGGAATTGTTCCGTTGATTTGTTTCCCGGTAGTTTTATGATCCACGACATTATCGTTAGAGTCATATAGGTCAATAGTGCCGGATAAACCGTAATCGAAATTTTTGAATTTTACTTTTATTTTTTGTTCAACCGCTATTGGGATAATCCGGGGCGCCACTTCACGTTGATATTTTTCAATGAGTTTTATTCCTTGGTCTTTTAGTATTCCGGGGCTCTCCTCGATGAAATCAAGTTTATCAACCTTTTGAAATTCGGCATCAATTGTATCGGCAAAAATTGATTTTGTTTCTTCAACCGGTAGATCCCGGTTAGTTTCTATTTTTTGGGAGTAATTAATTTCAAGTGTTCGATGGATTGAACTCCCGAAAGCGAGATAGGATTTATTGGGCGTTTCAATTTTCTCGATTTCCTGAAAAAGATATTTTGCCGAGCAATCTAAAAACGTATTAATGCCAGTCGGTCTTAGATATGTGAATTCGTTTTCCATTAAACAACACTCTCCTCGAACGAAAATTCAATACCTTCAAAAGTGCTTTTTGCTTCATAATCATATTTTGATCTTTCGGCATTGATCGCTTTCATGTTGGCGTCGAGATAAAGAATAATTTCTTTATCATTTAGAGAGTGAACAAATTTCACAAAATCAATTATGAGGGCTTTTTTAGTTCTCCGGCTATGAACTTTCGAAGAATTCATTTCCGAAATCTTCCTTGTTTGAATGATCACCTCGGGGACTATTGCCGGTTGATCATTACCCTGTTTAATGGCTTTGTTAAGAGCTTCTTCCTCAAGGATTTTTCGTTCATCAGCCGCTTTCTTTTTTGCTTCGGCATCGGCTTTCTTTTTGAAATCAAGCATTTCGTTCTTTAACCTTGAAAGCTCGTCGCTAAACATTAGCGGAATGCCATTAAAAAAAGAGTCAACTTCTCTGCCCTTATCAAGGAAAGGTTGCTTGTATTGAACGCGAAGATTTTCAGCGGTTGCAGCGATTTTTTTAAAATTCGCTATGTAATTCGCGGCGGTATTCACATCGCCGGAGGTAATAATAACGAGCTCGGTTGATTCAGCAATTGCCTGATCAATATTCTTTTTGAGTTCGATATAACCTTCATCGTCTTCCATTGCCGATTTAATATTGATATTCAGGATATCGATGTTTTCTAATGATACGATTGTCATGTTGTACCTTTAATTAAGTTGAGATTTAAGTAATTGAGTGAATTGATAAATTCTTTCCATTGTTTTGATTCTATTCGAAAGAATAAGAGATGTAATAATATTTTTTGCCGTTGCTTTTTCTTCCGGAGTTAACCCGGGATGAATCGTTTTGTAATATTCAAACGCCTGATTAATTTTTGGCGTTAAAGTAGTTTTCAAATTTCCTGTTTCATCTGTCATAATAATTTCTCATTTTTTGTATGTCATGTTGTAAAAATCAAGCTGATTGACCCTCGACGGTTAGTCGGCTTGTTTTATTTTAGTTCCTTCGGCATATTCTTTAAGACATCAACCTTAATGGAAAACCTTTCAACTTTTACGATCTTTACGATTCCTTCATTGATTTTTTCTGCATTATCCGTGAAGGCTATTCTCGTCCAGGTGCCGTCCTCGTTTTTAATAATTGCAAAATCTGATTTCATGACATCTCTAAAAGAAGTCATTAATTGAGTGCGTTTTTCGTAAATGGCTTTTAGATTTGCTTCGATTTCTAAAAGACTTTGGAATAATTGATCTTGTGTTAATGATACGTTTTCCATTGTGTCTCCTGTTTTATTTAGTTTTTAATCAAGTCAAGCTCTTTCTGCAAATCTTCCTTATCCTTAAGCGATTTCTTAATCGTTTGAACGTCTCCCTTTCGTCTCCCGGCTACAAGAATTGCAAAGTTTATTCCCATGAATAAAAAAGCGATGATGAAAACAATTTCGATTCCTTCTTTCATGCTATTTTTGCCATCCGATTATCTTTTTGAAATATTCTTCGAGCGATTTCTTCGCCGGATAATCCGGCAGCTATTTCATCATTCATTGAAGTAGAACTCTTTTGTTGATATTCCTGAATATCAGAAATCCTAAATCTGTAATGTTTTTTTCTTTGATGATCACGATAAGAAATGGCTTTTATTTTTCTGCATTCAACCATGCTGATAAGTTTAGCTTCGCCGATATGTAAAAGTTTTGCGGCTTTGTGAATTGATATTTCCTCAATGCTTTCAACTGCTTTTTCTTCTCTTAATTCCCGGATCTCTTTGGTGAGATAGTCAAGTTTTTGAAGTATCAATTTTTCTGCAGAAGTGGTTATCATTTTAAAAGCGCCTTAATCTTTTCGATACGATTTTCAATGTGTTTTATATCTAGAAGGATGTCAGCTTTTTCGGGATCGGTTAGCGTGTGATCTTCAATTGCATTTATTGTGTCGTGTACTAAATGCGCAGATTCAAGATTAATTTGATCAGAAATAACTTCAAGTTTTTTAAGAGGTTCAAAATCATCAATTACAAAATTGTATTTATCAAACACAATTCTTAATTCGCGGTAAGCGGATGAAGAGATTTCTTTCCCGCAGTTCAACAAATAATTCAAACGCTGCTTAGTCCAACCATTACCAAGTTGCTTGCATAGCCAGCTAGGACTTAGTTCATAATTCTCTATGACTTTACGGATGTAATCAATTTCTTTACAAATCATTAGATCTTTCCAGCGTTTTGTAAAGGGTTTCTGAATTTGAACGATTTATTTTTCCGATGAAACTTTTAGGAGTGTATATGTACAATGCAGATGAATTTACATTTGTGATTAAACTGGCAAAATTCAAATTTGGTTTTAGTGGTAATTCATTTTTCAAAATCATTCTTTCACCGTTTTCGGAATTATTGTTTATGAATTAAGCGACCTGTTTTTCTTTGGTTTGTGATTCAAGCCAATTACTATGTTTATGAATCCGAGCTAAAAGTTTATCCGTATTAGGATGACCGGAAAGAGCTTGAGAGATTGCACCAACCGTTCTGTTGAGTCTTTCGGCGTAATAGGTAAGAGATTTACCTAAGCGCATTATCCGGATTTTTTCTTCAAGTGGATCGAGCGGAGTTTGTGTTTCTTTTAAGACTTTCATATATTAACTCTGTTTATGTTTTTTAATCGTTAAATGTGTTTAGTTGCTAAATTGTTTTAATCGTTGGATGCAACTTAATAAAGCTTTATTAAGTTGTCAAGTGAATTCTTTATAAAGGT